ATATATTAAGTGCGTCTGATTTTGGTTATCTTGTAATATGCTTACCCAATAGGGATCAAGCTATTTTATCTACGCATCCTTACGTGCAAAAGATGAGAAAAAATTTACAAGACTTTTGTAAAGAAGATTATCTTCTTGCAGTAGGTGATCCGGTTATAATTGGATTATCAACAGCACTTGTCAGTGATGTAACCAACGGACAATTTAATATATTAAAATGGGACAAACGAGAATATCGATACTACCCGTTAGAAGTCGATATGTACCAGAAAGGAGAAAGAAATGACGGATGAAGTAAAAAAAATGATGGTAGAAGATTCAAAAGATCTTCTAGATAATATAGATATAACTAACCTTGCTGAGGAATGTCAAAAGTTGAAAGACTTAGAAGATAGAATTAAATCAGCGGACAATCACTTACGAGATTTAAAGGCACAGGCAGATGAGATAGGATCCAAAGTGATTCCTGAAATATTAGCAGAACAGGGTTTAAGTTCTCTTAAACTTGCTGATGGATCAGCTGTGTCAGTTAAAAAAGAATATAGATGTACTCTTCCTAAAGATGAAGATCGAAGAGCAGCAGCCTATAAATGGCTTCGCAACAATAAGTTAGAGGATATTATTAAAAATAATATCTTTGTAACTTTTGGTGCTGGAGAAGACAACAAGGCGAAGCAATTGCTGGACCTTGCGGCAGATAATGGGTTCGAGCCACAACAGAAATCTGATGTGCCTTGGAATACATTGACTGCCCTATTTAAGGAGCGTGTCGAGTCCGGGCTCGACATGCCTTCTGAAGTCTTTAGTACGTGGATTAAAGACAAAACTAAAATAACTCGGAAATAATGGAGGATGAATAATGGCTAATGGTAAAAACATGACAGCTAGAAAGAATGGATCCGTTGCTTTATTTGGCGACGATCTCTCCAAAGGTTTTGAAAATATGACGCAAGATGATCTTGCGTTACCTTTTGTCAGAATCTTAGGACAACTATCACCTCAAGTAACTCAAGGTGATGCAAAGTTTATAGAAAGTGCCAAACCTGGCATGATCTATAATACGGTTACCAACGATTTATTCGATGGTAAAAAAGGTATCAAGGTTATTCCTTGCTACTACAAAAAAGATTATCCAGAATGGAATGATCGAGGGGAAGGTCCAGGTGCGCCTGCGGCAGTCCATCGACCAGGAAGTCCGGTAATCAAAACAGGTAAGAGGGAAGGTTCTAAAATTAGATTACCAAATGGTAACTACTTGGAAGAAACTGCTTCTTATTATGTAATGGTTGAGACAAAAACAGGAGCTTATACTCCTGCGTTGATTACAATGAAATCAACTCAACTAAATGTCAGTAAAAAATGGAATGCAATGATGAAAACCATACAAATACCTGACGGAAAAGGTGGATTTGCTATTCCGCCTATGCATGGGGTTGTTTACAATCTAACATCTACACTACAAAAGAACGATAAAGGTTCTTGGTATGGATGGGTTGTAATACAAGACAGAGTTCTGGAACAAAAAGATAAATCTTTGTATTTAAGTGCAAAAGATTTTAAAGGAAATGTTTCAAAGGGCAACGTGCAAACAAAAGCAGATGTGGAAGAAGCTAGTAAGGTAACTCCTTACTAATTTTATGGGGGCCTTTCCTTACAGATGAAAGGCCCCTCTTTACATAGAAGGAAGAAAGGCGTATATGGAGAAATTCAAAAAAATCTTTAGTGGATTAACAATAGCATATGGACAATATCAAAAGGGTGAGCGAGGCGCTAATGGAAAGCTTAAAGGAAAAGCTTTTATCGTTAGAAAAAACGTTACAGACGACTTATGGAAACGTCATCTCGCAGGTGATCCTCCTGCTTTGGGGATTATCCCTATTCGAGAAGATAATAATTGTAAGTGGGGTTGTATTGACATCGACGTTTATAATCTTAAACATCATTCTCTTGTTCAGACTATTAGGAAGTTAAAACTTCCTCTCATCGTGTGCCGGTCTAAATCAGGCGGTGCTCACATCTTTTTATTTACTAAAGAATTTATTCCAGCTTCTTTAATGCAAAATACATTAAAGAAAATCTCAAAAATTTTAGGATACGAAGGATGTGAAATCTTTCCGAAACAAACCGAAATACTTGTGGAACGTGGGGACACAGGTAATTTTTTAAATCTACCCTACTTTAATGGAACGAAAGGACTGCGTTATGCTATCAACGATAATGGCTCCGCTAGTACACTTGAGGAATTTTATAAGCTCTATGATCTTCTGGCTTGCAGAAGGGAAGAGGTGGAGAAAATTAAAATCGAAGAGAAAAAAATAGAAGAAGCCTTTCCTCAAGGACCTCCTTGTCTAAATCAATTAGCCAAGGAGGGTTTTGGAGAAGGAGCTAGAAATAATGCATTATTTAATATTGCTGTTTATTATAAACAGGCTAAACCGGATTCTTGGGAAGATGAATTAGTTAAAGCAAATCAAACTCATATGACGCCTCCACTTAGTAATAGTGAGGTTCAACAATTAATTAAATCAGTAAAACGAAAAGGATATGATAAATACAGATGTAAAGATGCTCCCATCAATGCTGTCTGTCAGTCAAGATTATGCCGAACAAAACGATTCGGTGTGGGTTTTGACGAAGAACAAATGCCTATGCTGGGAAATTTAACGAAGTACACGTCTAGTCCACCCCAATGGTTTTTAGATGTGGGTGAAGCGCGGATCGAATTAAAAACAGAACAACTTTATATTTCACCTTTATTTGCATTAGCATGTCTGGATCAAGCTAATCTCGTAATTCCTGTACCTAAACCAAAAGACTGGAAGGAATTATTTTTAAAACCTTTAATGCAAAATCTACAAGAGATTGAGCCATTAGAATCTTTAGATCCAACCAATGAATTAATTTCTTTATTACAAGACTGGACTACCAATCGACAAAGTGCCAGAATTATGGATGATATCTTCAATAAACTTCCATACACAGATGACAATAGAGAATTTACTTATTTTAGAATGGAGGATTTTTATAATTTCTGTAAAAGAAATAATTGGGAAATAGATAAAGTTAAAACAGGAAACTTATTAAAAAGATTAAAAGATATTTTTGTCGAAGAAGAAAGAATCAGAGTAAAAAATCAACAACCAAGATTAATTAAGATAAAAGCGATGAAAAAAATAGAAGCAAGTATTTCTAAAACTAAATATCAAGAAGAAAATTTTTAATGAAAACAATAATATTAGGACCACCGGGAACGGGCAAGACAACAACCTTGTTAAACTTAGCGGATGAATTTATACAAAAAGGAATTAGACCTAAACAAATCGGATATTTTTCTTTTACCAGAAAAGCTGCTAACGAAGCAGCCACCAGGGCTTCTGAAAAATTTGGATTAGATATAGAAACTGATTTAGAAAACTTTAGAACTCTCCATTCTTTTGCGTTTAGAAAATTAGGAATCACTAAAGAAAAAATGATGGGACCTCATGATTATAGAGAGTTTGGAATCAAATGTGGCATTCCTATTAAGACGACTTCATTTTCTAATGAGGATGGAACTTTTAATTCAGATAATGAATATCTTACTATTATTAATACAGCACGAGTTAAACGTATGGATTTGTTAGAGTATTATGATTCCCGGAAAAACATATTAGATATAGAAAGAAACACTTTATATTTACTATCGGAAGAATTAAAAAAATTTAAAAAAGAAAAAGGATTAAAAGATTACACAGATCTAATAGAAGATTTTATTCTTAAAGAAATTCATCCGAGCTTTGAAGTTTTATTTATAGACGAGGCGCAAGACTTATCTCTTCTTCAATGGGATATGGTTCGATGTATTTGGGCGAATGCAAAAAAAACTTACATTGCCGGCGATGATGACCAAGCTATTTTTAAATGGGCTGGAGCTGATGTGGATCACTTCATTGCTCTTAAAGAAGAAGTAGATGATATTAAAATATTAAATCAATCCTATAGAATACCGGGCGGACCTATACATGAACTCTCTCAAAAAATAATACATAAAGTACAGAACAGATTTAAAAAAGACTATAAACCTAGAGACGAGATAGGTATCTTAAAAAGATATTCAGACATAACTCAAGTAGATATGTCACAAGGCAATTGGTTAATTTTATCTTCAGCTAATTATTTTTTAGATGATGCCAAAGACTTATGTGAAATTCAAGGATGGTATTATCAATATCGAGGTATCAATTCCGTATCTTTAAAATTATTATTAGCTTTAAGTAATTGGGAAGCATGGCGAAAAGGAGCTTATCTAAATCATTTAGAAATAAAAAATATTTATGAGTATGTAGGATCCAACGTACTTCCGGGTTTTAAAAAAGGAAAAACTTTTCATACTGAAGAAAAATATACATTAAAACAATGTCAAGAAAAACATGGACTCACAACAAATAAAGTATGGTTTGAGGCTTTTGAAGGACTCGATACAATTACAGAAAATTATATAAGAAACATGAGAGCGAACGGTGAAAAAATAAATAAAAATCCAAGAATAATAATGTCAACAATACATGGCGCGAAAGGAGGGGAAGCAGATAAAGTTTTATTAATGCAGGATTTAACCAATGCAGCATTAGAAACTTTTAGTCATGATCCAGATGAATTACATAGATTATTTTACACAGGAGCGACCAGAGCAAAAAAAGAATTACATGTCTTAGATCCTAAAAATTTTGATCGAGCATATATATTATGAGTATATGGGACAAACAAATTGCAGGATCACATTATAAAAAATTTAAAATTCAGCCAAGTAAATTTGTGGTCGAGAATAAATTGCTTTTTCCAGAAGGATGCGCTATAAAATATATATGCCGTCATTCACATAAAGGAAAAAAAGAAGATTTACTTAAAGCAATTCACTTTATCGAAATGATAATTGAAAGGGATTATAAGTGAGAACGATTCAACAACCTTTATTCACTCCAGAAACTGAGTGGGTAATGCCAGAAGAACTTAAAGATTTAAAAGGTGTTAAAGAAATTTCAATAGACTTAGAAACAAATGATCCAGATTTAAAAGAACTTGGATCAGGAAATGTTATTGGCAATGGACACATTGCCGGTGTTTCTTTAGCTATTGAAGGATGGGCAGGTTACTATCCTATTCAACACGAACAGGGTGGTAATATGGATAAGGCTTTAGTTATTGATTGGTTAAAAAATTTATTTAATCAAGAATACACAACATTTATTTTTCACAATGCAATGTACGATGTATGCTGGTTAAAAGCAGCCGGCATAAATATTAAAGGTAAAATTGTTGATACCATGATTGCTGCAAGTTTAATTGATGAAAATAGATTATCTTATCAATTAAATGTTTTATCAAAACATTACATTGGAATAGGTAAAGATGAAAAAGTTCTTTATGAAGCGGCAAAAGAATATGGAGTAGATCCTAAAAAAGATTTGTGGAGATTACCAGCAATGTTTGTAGGTCAATATGCTGAACGTGATGCGGAAGCAACTTTAAAACTTTGGCAAAGACTTCACAGAGAATTACATGATCAAGAATTAATGGATATTTTTAAATTAGAAACACAGTTATTTCCATGTTTGATCGAGATGAGATTTAAAGGAGTAAGAGTCGACTTAGAAAAAGCTCGCAAAATTAAAAAAAATTTAATGGTAAGAGAACAAAAAATACTCAATAAAATCAAGGACTTAACAGGTATGAATGTAGAAATTATGGCAGCGCGCTCTATCGCAAAAGCGTTTGACAAATTAAAATTACCTTATGATCGAACTGCAAAATCAAATGAACCAAGTTTTACAAAAAACTTTTTACAAAACCATCCACATGAATTAGCAAGATCAATTGCTGACGCTCGAGAAATAAATAAAGCCCATACAACTTTTATAGATTCAATAACTAAACACGCCCACAATGGAAGAATTCATGCAGATATAAATCAAATCAGATCCGATCAAGGAGGAACGGTAACTGGAAGATTTTCAATGAGTAATCCAAACTTACAACAAATTCCTGCAAGACACCCAGAATTAGGTCCAATGATTAGGTCTATATTTATTCCAGAAGAAAATTGTAAATGGGGATCATTTGATTACTCACAACAAGAACCCAGAATTTTAGTACATTACGCAAAACTACAAAATTTACCTGGAGTTGATGAAATTGTAGAAGCATACAAGACCGGAGACGCTGATTTCCATCAGGTCGTGGCTGATATGGCAGGAATACAACGGAAGCAAGCCAAGACAATTAATTTAGGTCTAATGTATGGAATGGGTAAAAATAAATTAATGGCTGAATTAGGATTAATGAAAGAATCAGCAGAAAAATTAATTAAACAATATCATGCACGAGCACCATTTGTAAAACAACTGATGGATAATGTTTCTCGTAAAGCCAATGATCGAGGAAAAATTAGAACCTTACTAGGAAGAGCATGTCACTTTGATTTATGGCAACCGGTTCAATTTGGAGTCTTTAAACCGTTACCTCTCGAACAAGCAAGAAAAAATTATGATGAACCTTTAAAACGCGCATTTACTTACAAAGCTTTAAACAAATTAATACAAGGATCAGCTGCAGATATGACTAAAAAAAGTATGGTAGCTCTTTATAAAAAGGGTATAATACCTCATATTCAGATTCATGATGAAGTAGACATTTCTGTAGAATCTGATAAGAAGGCTGAACAAATAGTCCAAATTATGGAAGAAGCTGTTGTATTACAAGTTCCAAATAAGGTAGACTATGAATCAGGTGCCAATTGGGGAGATATTAAATAGGAGGAAACTACTATGGAAAATATTATAAACCAAGCTAAACATCTTTGGACCACTCGTAAAAAATGGGTCATTGGTGGAGCAATTATTATTGTAATTGCAATCGTAGCAATATAATCTAAAAAAATATAAAAAAAGTGTGGCCAGAAATATAGCCATAGCTGTAAGTATATTTAATTTCTTAAGTAAAAATTAAGGAGATAAAAAATGACTAAATGGATTAAAACAAAACTTAAAAAGTTTTGGGATTTTTTGAGTAAAGATGGCTGAAAGTAGGTGCAAAAGTTGCAATTGTCTATGCCATTGTTCTGTGGTAAGTCATTCTGATATGTTAGGTATATGTCCGTGCCAAATGTGTAAGTGTGATTCAAAAGGAATCACTGTGGACGATACAAAGGAATGTGAAACGTGCCAATAGACGAAACAAAATGTTGCAATACGCATACCAAAGAAAAAGAAGAATCCGGTACGTGTTGTCAAACAAAAGAAAAAAACGACGCAGAAGCGTTGACATATGAGAACGAAGCTAAAAGGAGCAACAATGAATAAATTATTCTTGGTGTTAGCCCTGTTATTTGCCTTGAGCGCCTGTACGGCCACTATAGGTAAAAAATGTACCTATACACAAGAAGGAACTAAAATTTCTTCATGGGTATGGATATATACTGAT